TGAGGATAATCTTAAAGCCAGTAGGTTGAAGATAGTTTGGGTTTTGGAGTGTCGTAGTTGTAGTAGCCATAACGGATCCTCTGTTGGTTATATGTATTTATATGAAAAAAGTTTGGAAAAAACTCACAAAGGGGGTTTACATTTCAAACCAAAAGCCTTATATTACTACTATCAACAAGGAGATACCGATCATGATGACCTTCGAACAAACCGGCAACACCTTCACTTCTACAAACTCGATCAAGCCGGTTATCATCAACAAGAACCATGCTAACCAGTACATGCTCTTTACTCCCGAAGGTCGTCTGCTCGATAACTTCACCTCCGCTGGTCCTTTCGTAGACTTCGAATCGGCTAAGCGTAACGCAGAATGCAACGTTGGTATGGCAATGAACTGGAGTGACTTCTAATGACTGCTGCAATCATCCCCGTCGTCTTTTTGGTTGTAATCGTGTTTGGTGGTGCTATCATCGAAACCTTCTTTGAGGAGAAGAACTAATGACATTTAGTGAATACTTCAACAACATCATCAAGTTCATTGTACTTGTTGTTACTGTGATTGCGTTAGACCATCCTGAAAAGATTGGTCAATGGAAAGCTAAAATGGATATCGGCTACGATTCTGTCTGGGCTGAGTATGTCTACGACTGTGACTGCACAGAGGCTTTGGAATAAAAAAGGGCAGCCGAAGCTGCCCAGTTGGAGTTGGGAGAGGTTTAACCCTCTCCCTTTTTTTATGCAAATTAGCCGAGGATATTATCAACTCTGAAGATGCGGTAGTACTGGTTGGTTTTTGCGGTTGCAAGACCATCAGCAGGAGCTGAACCAACGAATGGGTTTGAAGCCATACCGTAGCGGGTCTTGAAGCCGATCTTAGGCTGGAATGATTCTTCCGCAACAGCACGTACCATGGTTAGTGGAACGTATGGGCAGTAGAACACGCCTGCGTCGTATGGGTTTGTACCCTTGTAGCCAACGTTGATATAATCACCGGTTGCATATGGGTCGATGTAGATACGCATACGGCCGTTAAGAACACCAGCGAAAGTGTTGCCGGTATCGTCTACGTTCAGAGCAGTTGACATAGCTGGTGCATAGTCAAGCATGCCTGAAGCTGCAAGAGCTGACGCAACGTCTGAAGAAACGATTGCGAAGTTACCCTTACCACGACGGGTTTCTTTTGCGATGGTATTTGCTTCACGCTCGAGCTGAAGAATAAGACCTTTGATCTTTTCTACTGACCAACGGCCATCAGCATCGGTTGAAAGGTTGAAGATACCACGGATAGCAACGTTTGAAGTAAGCGCACCGGTCTTAGCTTGGCTGTTGATGGTACGGATAACTTCACGGTTGATTTCTGCAAGAATCTCGGTTGACAGAATGTTTGCAAGCTCTGTCTCTGCGTCAAGACCGTGGATAGCCTTAAGGTCCTGTGCAAGTTCTAGAGTGTATTCTGCTTTCAGAGCGCGTGACTTTGCAGTAACGGTTGCTTTTTCAATGGTGAATCCCATTTCAGCGAAGCCTTCGCCAGCGCCATCACCCAGAGCTTCTGCTTCTGCGGTTGAGTAGTTGTCGCCAAGGTAAGGACCAGTACGTGAGTCGTCGATGCTGCTGTCAGTAGTACGAAGACCGGTTGAAGAGTCGTCGCTTAGACCAACAAGACCTGAAGAGCCTGAAGAGCCGTTACCTGTGGTTGAAGAGTCGCCTGAGAAGCCAACAGCTGCTTCGTTGAAGAGAGCTTCGTCGCCGGATACTACGCCAGCTTTTGTTTTTCTGTAGCGTGACTTCATAGCGAAGATAAGGCCGGTAGGACCGGTCATTGGCTGAACACCAGCAACGTCATAAGCCATCATGTTAGGCATTGCACGACGTACGAGTGAGATAAGAACTGGGTTCCAGTTAGCAGCAACTGAAGTGTTGTTTACTGGTGCAGCTTCGTTCAGATAGTTCTGCTGAGCTGACTGCTGAGCAAATTCTCTCTCCTGGTTTTCAAGCATAACAGCAGTAACTGCACGACGGTGTGCGTCCTTAATGCTGTGTCCTTCGTTGAGCACTGGTGCCCATTTTTCTGTTAAACGATCATAAGATTCCATCTTCTGATTCTCCTAAATTACTTATTGGTTTTTCTAAGGGCGTTAATGTAGGCAGCCATGTTACCTGATAGCTGAACTTCTTCAGACTCGGTTTCATCAACTGATTCTACAAGTGATGGTGAAGTTTTAGTAGCTTTTTTGAAGTAAGCTTCTTTAATGGTCTTAACTTTAGCTGCGAATTCTTCTTCGCTTCCAAAATCAAGATCTTCAGATAGCTTAACAAGCTTTTCAACTTCGGTTTCTGCAAGACCACGAGCTGCTTCACGGATAACTTCGTAACGCTTATAACTTTCTAGCTCTTCTTTCATTGCGATCATTGCTTCGGTCTGTTCGTTCAGAGAAGCTTCAAGAGCTTCGTTCTGTTCTGCCAGATCATCAACTAGGTCGACTTTGGAATCTGGAACAGCAATATATGACTCTACGAATAGGGCCTGTAGCTTGTCCATGAACTCTTCTGCAATTTCAGAACGGAGACCGTTATGGATTGCAACTTCGTTCTCTTTCATCCAATTTTCAACTACGTAGTTCAGGTATCCATCAACCTTCTCAACCATATCGGCTTTGAATGAATCGACTTCTTCCTGAAGTGAGACTGCGTAATTTTCTTCGAGACGTTCAATCTCTTCGGTTAGCTTTGATTTGATCGCAGCTTCGAAAATGATTGCGGCTTTACCCTTGAATCCTTCGGATAGGGTAGCTTCTTCAGAGATTAGAGCTTCTAAATCATCTGAGAAGTCATAGTCTTCTGATTGCTTCTCTGGATCGCCAGTAACTCTTTTACCCATAGGTTCAGAATTACTTTTGTCGCCCTTGCGCTTAGTTGCAGTTTTACCAGCAGCAGTTGCGCTTTTTACGGAAGCAATAGACTGTTCTTCGGCATTGTTAGGATCGTGAGCTTCAACAACATTCTCGTCATCATCGAGCTCAGCATCCTGTCTTTTAAATTGATCAGTCATGTGACTCTCCTATTTGTTTTTCAGTAACGAGAGGAAATTCTTGAACTCGCGTGTTTGTGCCTCATAAAGGTCCGCTCTCGGAGTTTTTCTAATTTCAGTCTCAATTCTTTCAATTTCTCGAGCTTCGATAATACCATTATTCCATACCCATTCTACACCTTCCATAATTCCATTAACGAAAGCTTGAGGTGCGGATGGATCTTGGACGATGTCGACGGTATTCAACATGAAATCGTCTTTGACATACATAACGCCATTTCTCTGTTCGAGACTTCCCATACCACGAGTTGAAACACCCAGTTGAACACCACCCTCTAGTAAACCTTGAACTATTTTACCCATTGGAGTATTCAGTATGCGTGCTTTACCCATCACATTATTACCTTCCATACGAAGATCGGTAATGAGATGGGATACCTTATCAAGATTCACAGTTGGACCATCTGGATGGTTTAATTCCCCAACTGCTCTTCCAGTTTTAACTTGCGAATCAACGTATCTATTCACCGCATTTTCCATTACGGTTTTTGGGTAGATACGCCCATTTCTATTCTTGCCTTCGGCCTGAGCAAAGATACCTTCGATAACGAAGTTCTTGTCTCCGTTCTCTTTCTTTTCGACGATGCACTGAACATCATTCTCGGTATATTCTGTGATCAGCTTCATTATTTGCCCCCGGCCATTTTTATAAACTGAGTTGCGGCTTTCTTCGCATCTTCAGGAGAATTATAAGAATCTAATTTCTCTGAATCGATATAAGCCACATACTTATTCTTATCTTTGTGAATCATGACATTATGCTTATCTATTTTGCCATCAAAAACATGCTGACCTGCAGGCATGTTCTTTTTAGCTTCGCGGATCTGAGCAAAAGTCTTCATTTTAATACACTCAATAATTTAAATTCTATTTTATTTATATAAATTAACTTTTTTAAATATTAGTCAATACCAACCATTTTCATAGTCTATGAGATATAATTGTTCAATACGATCTATTTGTTTTCTATCTAGATCTGGTTTATTCATACTTGTTTTCATTCTATGAAAATCAGGTGGGTTAGTTTTTATACCTAATTTATCGTTCATAAATTCTATACATTTATATGTGTCTTTTATATCAAACATTTCATCAAATCTATCTGGTGTACCCATCCACCAACTTTGAGATTCTAGATGTTCATTCCAATATTCTTTACTCTCTAACAGATCAAGTAACTGGTCTATATGATAATTGTGTTGACGAAAAGGTCCGAATGCTGTATCTTGATATATTTGCAAATATCCTGATATGAATCTTTTTATCGGATCCCTTTTTATAGCTACCCTTATACTATCTTTTCTAAAAAAATCTTTAAAAGTCGTATCTTCATGATTTAACCACTGCGACACTCTTCCAGATCTTCTACAGCCAGTGTGATTTAAATAGGCAAACTCCGAAAGATGATCTAAATCGTCTTCTTTTAATTCACCAGATTTAATACTTCGAATAACTCTGGGATGATCTATTGGATAAAGAGAACTAGAATTCGGATCTTTCAACCATGTATAATAGGCCTTTATAGAAGTACAAGCATTTTTAGCACAAATATTAAAATCTAATCTTGTATTATTTTTACTAAAATAAATGACTGGTTGCCAATATTCGATCCGCTTCTTCTTCCACGAATCTAGATAACTCATGATTAGTCTTCTTCTTCATCCTCTGCATATTCATCAGCAAGATCTTCTAGATCTTCATCAGTATACTCATCTTCTTCGGATTCTTCTTCCTCGTCTGAATAGATGGATTGAGCAATAGCGATCTTTTCTTGATCTAACGAGTCAGATACTCTTTGAGATAGAAGTTCATTAAAAACATCATTCGCTTTTGTATATTCAGATTGAGTAATATAATCAACCATTTTAGAAATTGGATTTACATCCGACACTTCATATTCTTCAGCCATAATAACTCCTTATTTAGCTACTTTCAAATTAATAGTGTGTGAGGTTTTAGGCTCAGGTTTAGCCTGTTGCGCCTGGGCTTTCGCCTGTTCAGCATCAGCTTGGTCTATTTCATCTTGGGCAGGTTCTTCTAACTCTACTTGCTTCGTCATTTGTTTAATCTGATCATCGTCGAAGCGGAGAATGTTTTTCATTACCCACTCTTTTGAGAAGTACTCGCCGACGTACTGTTGAACCTGATCTAGAGACTGTAATTTATCTCTAAGTAATTCAGCTTCTTTGAGTTCTGTGAAATGGTTATCTCTAGTAAACTCAAAGTTAACCTTATTTGAGATATCTTCCCAATCTTCTTCGGTAATAATACCCTTTAAGACCAACTGACGCTTAAGCATCTCACGGAAAAGCATAGAGAATCTACGACGAAGTCTATCAATAAACTTCTGGAATTTTAATTCATCCCTTGAGATTTCGGTAGAACGGCCAAGAGAGAACTGAGATTCCTGTTCAAGTCTGTTAATTGGAACGTTCAGTGATCTATATAGTCTTTTCTGGAAGTAGACGATATCATCAATCTGCCCGAGGTTTTCACCACCAGGAAGAGTAGAAATTTCTGTACCTCTACCACCTTCACGTCTTGGTAGCCAGAAATCTTCAAGCATCGACATATGCTTACGGTCGTCTTTGATTTCACCAGTACCAGCATCATAGACTAGCTTATTACGATAGCGAGTCATAATGCCTTTCATGTATTCTTCTGCTTTACCTTTTGGAAGGTTACCAACGTCGATATAGAATATACGGCGTTCAGGAGCACGAGCTAGACGATAGATGACCAATGAGTCTTCCATCATGCGAAGCTGGTTGATAGGCTTTAGAGCT